ACTTGCACTAGTGGTTAGTGTTATACCAACACTAGGAGATATCACTCCTGCTTTGTCTTTGGCAAATGTTGAGGCTGCATTGTCAATACTAAATCTGGCGGCTGAGTTACCTTTGTTTGCTAAAACTTGAGGTGTACTCCACTCACTGTCTGCTATAGAATCTGTGGTGGATGTAGAAGCTGCAGTAGCTTGTACGACCCAAATTACGTCACCACTACTAACACTTGGTATTGCATCACTCCAATTAGACGGAAATCCTGCAATATCGCCTGTACTAAAAGTATATGTACTGCTACCACCAGTTCTAAATTCGGGTGCTGTAGTAGTACTATTATTTCTACTATATAAATAAATGGTAGCGCTATTTATACCACTCTGTGTTTGAATAACTGGAGTACTCCACTCATTAGCAGCAATGTTGTCAGTACTAGTATTACTAGAAGCACTAGCAACAGTCACATATAGTGGATCTGTGCCGGTTGGTATTGTTTTTGACCAGTTGTTGGCAAGTGTGGCAGTAGTTATTTGTTTAGTAATAAAACTATAATCGACAGCACCTGGGTCATCAGTTATTGCAGTTGCACTGCGCTTGTATGCATATACAAGTGCATTGCCCAATCCAACATCACCCTTAAAGATCACAGATATTTCATCTGTGTCCAACACTGTAGTACTGGTATTGGTTTCATACAGTCTTACAACGAACTTTGTACTCTGATCGCTGGCACTAGGACTAAAGACTACTCCATCTCCACCACCAACAAATACTCTACTTTCAGTACCGGGGGTAGCTCCTATATAAGGAGTAACGCCCAAGTATCCAAAGTTAGTAACAGTATTACCAACATATTTTTTGGCACTGCCTTTTATTTCATTAAAAGGACCGACTGTGGTGTTATCTGGACTATTTTTGTAGACTGCTTTAGTACTCAGTACAATTCTATAGATAGTACTGTCCTGAGCATTTTTTACTTTTGCAAAAGTTTGAGTTTTGGTTGTAGTAAAAACCACACCAGTAGTTGTTTTTCCACTAATAGTGAATAGTATCTGGCCAGTGTCTTGTGTAGTTGAAAAACTCGCCAAGTCCGCTAGTACAGCCTTGTCATCGCCACTAACAGCGTTGATTACAGAACCAATAGTTCCAGGAGTACAATTGGTACCCACTGCACTCACTATTCTCCAGCGTCCGGCTGCAGTACCTGTAGCATCATATTTTAATAAAGATCCACCTTGATATACTTCTATCTCTGTACCGCTCAGGGTCAGTACAGGGCTTGTGCCGTCTGCTTTTGCTGGTATGTTGTGGGTGTCGTTGTCCAATTCAACTTTTACACTTGCCAAGTCCAGAGCTATATAGCTAATGTTCAGTGTGCTATTATTGCTGCTCAATAGGTCGGCTTGATCTAAGTGGCGTGCTGCAATAACATAGTTATTAGTAGCTACATCGGTCCAAGTCCAAGTGGTAACATTGCCTTCAAATAGAGTAGTACCGGTTGCCCAGGTTTCACCAGTTATGTCTTTAATAATTGTGGTTTTGTAGTCTACTACGTCTGGTTTATCCCAGTCAAATTTAATACCACCAGGTTGAGCCAAATAGCTAAAATTGGTTACATCTGGTGGTGGAGAAAACATGCCTATTACAGTGTGCGTTACCCACTCAGTCCATCCACCCACTCTACCTTGTGAGTCCACATACCTCAGCCTGACCCTATAGGCTTTGCCCTGTTCTACATCATTAAAGGTAATACTGGTTTTATCGATTTCCGTAAGAGCACGCTTGTAGGAAACATTATTACCGTCTTGATCTATTTGACCTTCTACATGAGTAACTGTAGGTGGAAGGGTCAAGTCTTGAACAAATGGTACACGAATAGCAAAGATAAAAGTATTGTCGGCTACCTTTGTCATTACTGACTCGTTACTTACAATACGTTCACTCAGTATTTCAGGCTTTTTGTCTCCTATGTCATCTATTTGTAGAACAGGAGTGTCAGTAATATTACTGTAGTAGGCTAGACCAGTGTAGTTGTAGTAATCTGTAAATATGTTGTATCCGGCTGTAACACCACTTACTGCTGCCTGTACGCCATAGTCTACCAGTGTTAACCTGGCATTTTTAGCACCGTTGGTGGGTTCAATAGATATTACAACAAGGTCTTGTGACTCCTGTTGAAGTTTACCAAACATGAACAAGTCACCGCTTGCAGCTTCGTATTGTGTTGTGTTAGTGGTAGTTTGTACTTTTGTGTAATAACCATCTTTTAACTTTACAGTACCTGTTGCGGCTGTTGTGGTTGCAAAACCACTGTTAATAAGACCATAGCGTATTGTAGTGGCAGTTACCTGATTGATTACGGCAAGTGTTGTTGAAGCAGTAGCAACACCTGTTACTACCACTGCAACCCTGTCCCCTACCTGTAGTGGGTGGGTCCCAATCGTTAAGGTAACGTTTCCACCACCAGCACTATAACCAGTTAGGTCAAATGTTGTTTTTACCTGACGTTCTGTATTCAATACCTGATTTGTTCCGGTCCCTGTGTTGCTTACACCACGAAAACGGATCGTATAATTCTGGTTTTCTGTGATGGGAAGTTCTTCGTCTAATTCAAATATATCTGAGTTCAGCCGGTTTTTAATTCTGCCACTCTGCAACCCCCACATGGGTACGTCGTGCAACACCTTTACACGATCGCCGCGGTTACACACCAAGTACTCTATGTCTGTGTTGAGTGTATAGACCTCTGGTCTAAGTTTAATTTGAGCATAGTGCCAGCGACCAAAGTCGTCTGCTAGTACCTCGTTTGTTATGCCGGGCAGTGTAATGGTTTCAAACAGTTCAGCTGTGTCTTTTGTATAACCAGCTGCTGGTAGTATTATTTCATCTTGTTGATAGTTCTTATCTTCGTTGTAGTACTGTACTTTAAAGGCGTTGGGATACTTGGGTAGAGCTTTAACACTCTCAAAGCCCCAGCTGTTGTGGGGTGTAAAGTGTTGGACCACTACACTTTGTGGCTCATCAATGGTGACTGTCCACTTGCCGTCTTTGAGGGCTGGACTACCACGACCGGCTGCACAAATGTCTCGTAGTACCTCCAAAACACTCTTTTGGCTACCCAAAACACTGTTGTACTCCAGTTTCTGTGTAACATTTCCACTGGAGGTTTTGGCTTGGTAATTTTCGCAGTAGTCGTACCAGTACTGCAGTTTTACCAAGTCTACTTTGGAAGAAATATCCGCTTCTTCTACCCTCTGAGGATTGGCTGGGTGGGTTAATACATATAAAAACAGTGCGGCTGGGTTGCTTGTAGGTGCCAGCGTATTCCAGTTACTACCGTTCCACACTTTTGCTACGGTTTGTATAATTGCACTAATACCCTCTATGTTGCCGTTCAGCTGATCTGTGGCTTGTACACGAAACGCTGTTTTTGCCACTGTTGTAGTGGTTGGACGTGTAGGTGCCCAGGTGTGGGGCGGGTATAGAGGATCGCTGTAGTAACCAGTAAAGGAGTGAAGTACACTGACATGACTCAACCGGTCATCTGCGTTGGGTTCACTGTTGGTGTCAGTTGTACGACGAATTCGGAATTGTGTGCCTAATTGAGTTTTGTCAAGGTCAAACTTTTGGGTATAAGTAAAGCCGTCTTTTTCATTGCGTGTAACTGTGATGGTTGTTCCAGTTGAGGGCCAGCTCAACCAAGCTGTGTTGGTTGAGTTTCTGTATCGAGATTGTACCTCAAAAGACACAGAGGTGGTTTCTGTGCTGCCACTTTTTACCTTTATTTTACGAAGTCCTTGTGGGAAACCAATAGCAACAGTAACTTGATCCAATTGTTGGTTAAAAGTGCTCTCGACCCAGTCAGCTAGTGTATAGACCTCTGATGTTAATACTTCGTTGGTTTTGAAAACTTCAGTGTCTGGATCTGGACGTGTTAAAACTGTTTCTGAGTAGTTGCTCCACACAGACCTGTACACGGTGTCGGCATAGTTACCATCAAAGTTTTTCTGCCGCATAAAATAGGTGCCGTTGTTGTCACCACCGTAAGTGGTATTCCACTCGGCCTGTGTAACGTCTTTGGCAACAGACTTGTAGTTCTGTACTAACTCCAAACCACTGTAGTTTTGCACCACATCGCCTGCAGCAATGGTATTGAATGCAGCTATTTCGGCTGCTAACGGAGCACTGGGAAAGTAGGCGATGGTTTCTTGAGTTACGTTGTCGTAGTCCATCAGGTCTGCTTTGCCTACCCTAAAGCTGGTTTCATTTATGCTCAGCGGTCCATAACCCCAAGCCAACACCATGTTTAAAAAGGCGGTGCTCTTGCCGGCCACATTGTCAAATGTAACAAAACTGTTCATACACAGTGGAGGCGTCATGCGCACCTTGCCCAACACCACTGGAACTGCTCCATAAGGGGTGGCTTGGTTTTGCCCACCGTTTACCATCAATTCAGCTGTTGTACTGCCAGGATCATTTTGAGTGGGTGGTCGGATTGGAAGTACAACATTAACCAATGCAGCGGCTGCAAGGTATCCAGCTGCTTGGCCGGCCGCTATTAGGAAGTTAGTACCAGCTGTACCTAACTCTAAAGCTACAGCCATATTAGCACCCAGCTCTGCCCCTAAAGGTCCTAAATAGTAGGCTGCTACTAAAACTAGTGCAATTCTTACTGTTTCTTTGCCAGGCACAGAACGATACTCTACAACATCAGAACTTTTGAGTACGGTACTAGTCCAAGCCACTCGGGGTATTAACACACCATTAACAAAAATATGAATGGTTTTTTCTAAGGTTGGGGATACTTCTACTTTTTGTTTTACTTGTGTATAAAGTTCTTCCAGGTTAGTACCCGGCACAATAGCCATTACCACACGCTCGGTCTTGAGTGGGTGTGGTACAGCATTAAGTACCGCACCTGCGACCTCACGATAGCGGTAGAACCCACTCACTCTGCGAGACCACTTTACTCCATCAAAGTCTTGTACCGAGCTACCACTGCCCTCTTGGGCGTGCAAGAACTGGCGCTCGTTGATGCAGACTCCCACATGGCTCAAGTGCCCCATTACTCGAAGTACAACCACACAACCCTCTTGTGGAGCATCCAGCTCTTCCCAGCCTTCGCGATACTGGGCAATCAGTTCTTCACTGCGAATCCTGTCGTCTTCCAAGTAGCTATCAACAAAGCTAGGAAGATCAATGTTGTACTCTTGCTTATAGACCAGTCGCACCAATCCCCAGCAATCAATGCCGGTTTCATCACGACCGTGGTGAAGGTAGGGTATGCCTAAGTATTTATTTGACCACATTAAAATAATCCTGGAAAGTATTTGGGACTAAAACTGTGCACTGGAAATGGCTCACGTTCGTAGTTTACCATTTGCAAGTCACAAGTTACCTGATCGCGATTGTAACTAAAGTTGGTTACGTAGAACCCATCAAAACTGACCTCTACTACATCTGGTGAAGTGGTCAACACCAACTCCAATTTAACCTTTGGAGGACTGGTTAGATTTCTGATGACTGGAACAATATAACGAGTAACATCACGGATTACTATACTGCAACGCGGAGCTTGTGCTTCGTCTTCTTGTGGTAACGTAATCTCCAGTGGTAAAAAGGTGTATTTTTTACCACCACTGATAATACCATAGGTTATATCAGTGGTGGTTTCGCTCAACCTCTCACTATAACTAAACACCGTGCCGGTTCCGCTACCCACACCCGAGGCAATAAAGACTGTGCCAGCAGTGTTGGAACTGCTACCAAGATCGGTCCACACAGTATTGCCAGCAGTGGCAATCTTGTAGGTTTTACCCGCCACTAGTGTACTAGCAGCAGCTGGAACATTACTGTAAATACCAGTATAGCTGTCACTCAACAAGATCACCAAGTTGGCTGTGCCTGTTCCACTTCCAGGACCTGTAGCCACAAACACTGTGCCTACTGTGTTAGAAGTGCTACCGATACTGATAAAGTTAGTAGTTCCAGTACTGGTTATTATATAGCTGTTACCGGCTACAATACCGGTTGATTGTACAACTGTTTCATCAGTAAAAGTTACTAGTGTGGCAAGATCACTGATGGTTTCTGTGGAGAACAGGGTCCTGATGGCATCCCCACTCATAGAGGTCATTCTGGTCATGGTAATACTTCTAGTGCTAGGTTAACTGAGTAGTAGCCAGGTGCTACATAGCTCAGTGTATAGTACTCACCCTCACCCTGTGGAACTATACGCACTTCAGACACCACACCCAGACGAGGGTGTGGAAATCCAAAGCGAACTGTACCTTGAATGGTGGTTTTAACAAAGGTTTCTAATAGGGAAACTTGGGCGGTGGTCATTAAAAATTGCACATTAAGGGTTTGTGGACGATTACCACGTTTCCTCATTTTAGCTGGTCCACTGTCTGTGGGAGTTCTGACCACTAATACTCCGCCTGTTTCAGTGTAGCCCTTTTGGGGTACTTGGGGAAGTGTTGATGGCCAGACTATGCTATACGCCATATTATCTCCTTATTAGTTGAGGACTCATGCCAAAGGTGTTACGAATGGCGCGATTTGTTGAACTGCCACCACGAGTGACTTCACCTGCAGTCATGTCGCCTACGACTACCTCTATTCGACGATTTCCACGACTATCCGTGGTTTCACGAGCTTCGGCCTTCTCTGAACTATAGTTGTTGACAACTACCTCTACGTTGCCTCCAGCTCCACCGCGTACACCCAGGTTGCCCTGTGAATCACGCTTCAAGGGCATGATCGCTTCAGGGCCGGCTTCACCCATTAAACCGGTGCCCTTGGCAAACTTGAACAGGGTAGGACTATCAACTATTGAGTTGGTGAAAGTACCGCCTTTGGCGTACTTCTTTATGCCCCCATCAGTAAAAGCGCCGCCTTTGGCTAAGGCTACACCACTGGGCATTCCAAAACCTATTGAGCCGGCTGTTGCTCCTGATCCGCTACTAGCTCCAAACAGGCTACCAATAAAGTTCATTATACCAGGACGAGCTGCCTTGTACATGTCCATCATCTGCAGCTTCAATTCATATCGTAAGAGATCGGCCAACATTGAGTTGATCAAGTCTTTGAAGTTCAATTTGCCGGTTCTGGCAAATTCCACTATGGCGTCGGCCATTTGGTCAAATGCGTTTTCAAAAATTTTGCTATAGGCTAACTGACGGTCAGAAAACTGTTTTAACATCTCATCGTTTTTCTGTTTTGAATTGTAGAGGTCAGTTTCTCGTTGAATTAAGCGATCATAATATGATTCTGCAGCCCTTCTACTGTCTTCTAATCTTGTTTTTTCTTCGCCTGTTGCCTTCGGATCTGCTAACTTCTTATCTATTTCTAATAATTCTTCTAGTCTTTGTTTTCTTATGTTTAGCTTTTGTTCTTCAAAGTCTTGATCTCTAGTTCTGGCTTGTAGTAGTCTTTGCTGAGCATTGTACTCTTGTTCAGTGAGTAGCCCTAGTTGTTTTCTAGTTTCTAGATTTTGGGTGTCTATATCAATTTGCTGTCTGCTAGACGCTAGATCTTCTGTGTTGATTCTAAAAATACTATCTGCTACCTGCTTGGTGTTTTCTAGGACTCTTAAGTCTGCTTCTGATAATATTTGTTTTGTTCTTTCAGTTTCTGTATTTTGTAATCGTAATTTTTGAATAGCTTCTAAAGCCTCTTGTTCGCTTTTGGCTGCTTGTGCTGCTGATTGGGCAGCACCCATGCCTATAGAGATTGCGGATTCAGAAATTGTGGGTCTTCCCTTTTCTGCAGGAGTCTTTCTTATCTCTTCTCTCAAGTAATCAGGCAATTTTTGCTGCCTTTCTAATCCTAGCGTTTCTAGTCTACTTCTGCCTCTTTCTACTTCTTGCTCTCTCTTCAGTCTCTCGAATCCCTGTTCTTCTAGATTCATCTGAGCAAATTCTGCGGAATTAAAATACTGTCTATTTCTTTCTTCTTGTAGACGTATTGCGGATTCGGCTTCTTTTCTTAACTGTTCTGTAGTAGAGTTAAAAACATCAATAAAACCTTTTATAATTGTTCCGCCTTGCTGATTTGTCAGTTCTTGCATTTGCCTATTATAAGTGCCCTGTCGTCCCAAAATATTAGCTGTTTCTTGGGTTACTTGAACACCTCTTAAAGACCTGGGATTTGTATAGGCTGTTAGTTGCTGTTGTAAATTTGTTACTAAAGTGGTTAGTTTATCTTTTTCTTTTTCTTGTTCTGAGGACAGGGGCCCTGTCATAGAAGTTAAAGTCTTTAGATCAGTTTCAGCAGTTCTTAAATTAGTCGAAATAGTGTTCTTCTCTATTGAATCAATAAGTCGTTTTGTTTCAGACAATTCCTGTTTACGTAAATCAATAGACTGTAATTCTAATTTAATAGATTCTCTGATTATTTCAGGTGTTTTAGGTAAAGAATCTAGAATGGACTTATTAAGGCCTATAGCTCCTTGTTTAAGGGCCGTGTCAATTCCTCTATTTAGTACTTTTGCACCGTCTACTATTGTTCTACCAAGAGAAGTCCCAATATTACTAATAGTAGATCTAATATTAGTCTGAAAGGAAGAAATTAAAGAGCTTACTTGATTATACTGACCTTGTAGGTTCTGTCTGTCGCCCTGCTGCAAGTTTGGATTATTTAAAGCAATAGCTAGAGTTTGCTGAATTTGTTGCTGTTTTTGCATTTCTGCAGTCATACTAGCGACCAACCCTGCCGCTTCTTGTATATTTTGCTGTACTTCTGGTCCAAATAACTTTAGTTTACTACTGTTTTCAGACAATTTTTGTAGTGTAGCAGCAGCAGTATTAACATCTTGCAAGCTTTCTAGAATACTATTTGCGGCACCTATAGATTGTACTGCAAATTTAGCTAATGGGTCTGTTATATTAAATGTATTGTTTAGATCTTGATAAGATTTTTCCAAGTTAGTTAAATTTTCTTGTAGATTAAATATGGGTCTGGCAATTTCTTGTTGCTCTTTATTTGCTTCGTCAATAATCTTTTTGATTTTGTCAGCTACTGTGCGGTCTTTAACTTTCTTTAAGCCATCTTCCAGTTTTTTCTGGGTTAAATCTCCATCTATCCCTATGGCATCTGCGATTTTTTGCTTTGTGGATTTTGCTAAGTCATCAGAAAATATATTACCTATAGAAGCCATGGTCGACTTACTGAGACTTTCTGCAAATTTATCTGCTATGCCATATCCAAATAAGCCTTTAACCCAATTAGTTGCTTTATCAAACCAACTGGAGTTTTGTTCTACTTCTGCAAACTTTTTGGATAATTCCCCTACCGCGTCGGAAAGGTCAGTTAAACTTCTTGTTTTTGCTTGTAGTGATTCAACTGTTAATGAAGAACCATATTTTTTCTGTACTTCGGTCGCATTGTCAACTACTTTAGCTGAGTTGTCTATAGCCCCATTAAAAGCATCTAGTTGTTGAGTGTTTGTACTAAACAACATATCTAAGGTTTGGTATGCTGCAATAGCTAAACCGATAGGACCAAGTAGAAATCTAAGTAAAAATCCACCTACTTGAACTATTTTAGTTCCTAATATACTTATAGCACCTACTACTCCGGTTACAGCAGTATTAAATTTTCCTAACTTGTCTTCTTTTATACCTTGTGACAGTTCGGAAAAAGCTGCTCCCATACCCTTGGTCTGAGTGGTTTCAACAGTATCACTTATTCTACCAAACCTTGCACCTTTTTGACGGCCTGCCTCTGCCTCTTGGGCCAAGAACCACGCGGCAGAGCCTCTAGGGGCCGGTGCTTTTTCTGCTGCAGATAATCGGCTACTTGTATCAAAGTATTGCTGGTTTGCCTGTTTTGCAGATATAATTGCTTGAGTTAATTTTTGATATGATAGAGCTACTTGATCATTTCCTCTACCGAGAGCTGTTAGTTTGGCTAAGTCCTTGTCATCGATAGACAGTACGTCTTTCCGTAGTATTTGACGAACATCTTTTGGTAAGCCTTTTTTACTTACCTGTTTTAAAGCACCTTCGGCCGCATCTAATTGCAGGTCTCTTATTGCAGCTACTTTATCTTTTTCTGCTAGTATTTCTTTTGAAGTTATACCTCTTTGGGCCTCCAATGCTCTTTGTGCTATCTCTGCTCTTCTTCTGGTCTGTTTCTGTGTTTCTGCAGTCATGTCACGGAGAGCTTCTTTATAGCTTCCAAGTGCTGGTATTGCACTACGAATAATACTGGCACCAATACCCGCTATTAGTAAGGCCAAAGCTGTTGGATTGCTGTTTAATACATTAACTAGAGGCGTTAGGACTGTATTAACTAGTGATAGGGCTGTTTGGCTTAAATCTTTTAAAGTAGCTAATAATTTTGTATAGGGGTTAGCTGGTATATCTACTGCTGAAAATTTATCTATTCCTTCAGTTATTACCGCATTGGCAAAAGCCTGTCTTCTTTCAAAGTCTGTTAAAGCCGAAGTAGTTTTACCTATCTTTCTAGCGTATTCTTCAGTTGCAGGCCCTATTTTTGTAAATAAGCCTAGTTCGTCTAATAGTTCTGGCTCTAGTTTAACAATACCTCTTGTCAATCTACTAATAGCATCCGGCATTGCTACACCTAGAGACTGTGATGCTTTTTTGGCTATTTCAGAAATTTGTAATAACTGTTTTCCAGAAAGCCCGGCTGCTGTACTCTTTGTTACGGCTTCCATTGCTTCTCTTAAGCTAATGGCCCCGTCTGCAGTTTCAACAAACCGCTGTGCAAGGCTGCCTAGTGCTATGCCACTAACTGAACCTAATTGATTCATAGCCCGAATCATGTTAGAGGTATCCATCGCTTGACTAAGTGCGGTAAAAGCGGCTCCAGCAGCATATAAATTGGCCGCGTATACCGCGTACAGACGAACTAATCCGCTTAAGCCCTCAGACTGCTTAGCAAAATCTCTAGCTTCCGCTCCTGTGCCAACAGTTGCACGACTACGACCATATTCGGCCACCTTTTGACCAGACATGGTGCCACTTTCACCTGCTAAAGCTCTAGATGAAAGTTTCTGAGTTTTTGTTAACTCACTGTTAAGTGCTTTTGTCTCGCCTGTTTTTTTGTTGATGGATCCGCCATCGGCCAATACCATATCAATTTTTACGTCTGCCATAACATCTCCCTTATGGGGTGGGCACAAAAAATTACGTGCCTATTCAATTAGCTCTAATTATACCACTTAAGCATAGTTCCGTCAAACCAAAAATAAAAAAGCCCACCATTAAGGCGGGCTTTTTGAGGACTTTAAACTGTCTTCCTGTTTTCGCTTGGTGTCGTATTGAATCATACGTTCGCGATCTATCAGGTTGATGAACTTTAGTATTAGTTTTCTGTCCGTGTGTTCAACTTCATAAATATCTAAAATATCTTTAACACCAGTCAGATTCTTTCCCATATAGGTACCGCTCATGCCTTCCCAGTGATCTTGCAATACTTGGTAGACCTCAAAAGCAGTTTGAACCTCTTCTGGAAAATCGTTCAACTCAACAGGGATTTCTTCTTCAAAAACACCAGTACCCATCATCTCACACATTTCAAAGTAGGTATCTTTGGTCATGCCAATACTGGAGTTTTGAAAGTAACTCTTTATGGAGTTAGAAATGATGTGGTTCTGGTCAGTTAAAAGTTTCCCAGATCTGTGACCTGTTCGGTAATAAAACTATCAAAGTTTGAGCTGTTCTTCATCAAACTCAGTGCGTTCTCGTCAGAGAAGTCTACCAAGGTTTGGGGATCTTGGTCGCCCAACTCAATGGGAAGAAGCGTTGACAGGTGTGTTAGTGTTAGGCCAGTCCAGCCCTTGATTGTGTTTTGAACGTACAATTGTAGGAACACGTCTTCGTCAAAATCTTCTGTTGTCTGACGATTTTTGAACACAGTTTTGGTGCTCTTCTTGCGGATACTGGTCAGTGTCTCACGACTCAAAAAACACAGTTTGATTTTAAAGCCCATCAAGCCAGGAAACTCAGTTTCCACTGTCTTGTTTGGTACAATAAGAGTTTTAATACTAGTAATTGACATCTTTACCTTCTTGTTGAAGGGCTGAGCGGTTTGCTCAGCCCTAGGTTAAATATTAAACTGCTGGAGAGGAGTAGTAAGTAATAGTAGCTTCGTTATTTTGCTCAATATCGTAGGTCCCGGCGTTGGCACCTTGAGCTGTAAAGTTGATGCTAGTAGAAATTACCTGCTCTGTACTGATCTGAGGAATCTGCAACATGGCTGAGGGTAGTTCAAAGATTACCTTGTTTTCCATGGTTGTAGAAGTAGGAGCGTTTACACTACCACCCATGCCCAGTTTGACATTAAACTGGTTTTGGTCATAGGTATTGGCCTGTGTAAGCAGAGTACTCAATAGTTGAGCGGTGTTTGTGCTACCCGTTCTCAAGTAGGCTGTTAAACTGCCAGTGATAGCTCTGGTACCTACGAAGTAATCAATGGGCTTGTTAACTGTGCCCATTACTGCTGGTGTTAGGTAAGTAACGTTATTGGCAAAAGTAATATTGCCACCAGTAATAGCAAAGGTATAATCAACAGCACTTTGACCGTACTTGCTAGCTGTAGATGACAATTGTACAGTACTCAAACGGTTTGTGATGTACTTGCATGTGGCATCTTTTGGCTTGTAGCTACCATTAATCCCTGAAGCGCTACCACTAAAACTACCGGACAAGCTGGGGCTGGTACCAGTGGTTGTTGCTGTTGTTGAAGATGTAACCACTTGAACTTCTGCAACTTTGCCTGTCCAGGCAATAGTACCAATTTGATCGATACCAAAGTCAACTGAGGCCTGGTCAATAACGCAATTGTGTAGCAACACAGTTGTGTCGTCAAACACAATAATCAAGCCAAAACGTAATAGCTGATTTCTATTACTCTGTGTTAGGCGAACTTGAGCTGAGGGAACACTGGTAGAGTCGACTGCGGCTGTTTCGGTGTAGGCTTGTCCAGTTGTAGTTGCAAGAGCTGAGGCACTGCTCAAGTCTACGTTGGTATAACCAAACATAGCATTCCACAGGCAGGCTTCTTCTGGTCGCACAAAGTCACCAATGTCAAGCCCGGCAGCTACTGCTCCGCCTTCAAACATTTTGGGACGTACATAGGTAGAGATGCTCCAGTCACCTGCTTCTAGAGCAGTTGCAAAGCTTCTTTGACCGCGGCTGGGTGTGCTGCCCGCCTCGTTGAGAGTAACTGTGTCTAGAGTGGTATTTTGGCTAAAGCTCATACCGTCTAGGGGTTGTAGTTCAAATGTGTCAGCTGCAGAACGGGCTGTAGCTGGGGCGATCCTGTTGCTTCCATCTAGTACTGTAGTAAAAAATACTCTAGCACCTCTAATTAAATTAACTGCCATAATTTTTTTCCTTTAAGGCTGTGTGTTGTTATCACCTTAACTAGACATTTATCTGTTGTTGATGATTAGACACTGATTCTACATAATCTCGTATCTGATCTGTAGATTAATTTCTCCGACTGCGTACGGAGCTAGCAAACCCTCGTCTGTGGTTATGCTGGTTACCAAAATTTCTGTGGTTTCCCACCCAAGGGTGGCGTCGTAGACCAATACCCGGTTCTTATCTACACAGTTCTCTACGTCTTCTAAAAGGGCTTCTAACTGTTCTTGGGCTTCGTCACCCTTGCAGTAGACTTTTATAGATACCCCTAAAAAGCCCCATTTAAAATCTCCTGGTAGGTACTCCCTGACTTCTGAACCTGGTGTTACGTACACAGATGGAAAGTTGTTGGTCTCTGTCCAGAATACCAGTTTTGGATATGCACAGTCATTAAGATTTGTCTTGTATATACCAGTTCCATTTATGCTTTTAAATTTTTCTGCAAGAGCAGATACTATACTGGTTCTTCTAGACATTTACAGCCCTCATTCGGTTGGCTACCTGCTGCCCTGCCAATTCTCTAATACTTTTGGAAATCAAGGTCTTAGGGTCACGGGTATATGGTCTGTCCTGTTGGCCACCACGGGAGAATGTGGCATAGGGATACTTCATGTAACTGTAGAAAGCTGTGAGGGCCCCCTGACGGCTTTCTGAAAGTTTTTCTACTTCTACAGATTTGGCAAATCGGCCTGAACGATAATTTAATACGTTTTTACTATTACCGGTGCCCATGTTTTTCTTCAACTGATCGTGCAGATTAGAATTTATTTGCATCATTAAACTAGCTAAACTAGTCGGAGACAGTTGTAGTGTTCTGTAAAATCTAACATCTGGCAGTGTAGGCTTTACGGTCTGTATAGAAGTATTAGACTTTACTTTTATACCTATTTTACCTTGTTGCGGTTTATGTCTTGTTAACTTTTTTCCTTTAGCAAGCAATATATTTATTAAACCCTCTTTTATATCTTGTCTGATAGTATTAGAACCAGACACAGTATCTAATTTTAAACTAAGTGCTAGTTCTGCTAAAAGTTTATCGTATATTCGCTTTTCTAATACCGCAAATTGATTGTTTTTTCTATCTGTGTGTAAAGTTAATACAATATATCCAGTACCTAATATTTTTTGAGCGCGTTCAATTGCTTCTGGTGCAGTATTTTTAAAGTTGTATGCAATATCTGCTTGTACTTTATACAATGTATCCAACGCGTTTTTAGCTATGCTTTGTATTTTACTACTTCCTGAAGATATTCCATATTCCAATACTGATTGTATTTTGGACTCTAACGGGCTTACCAAATTTTCATTTTCTGCTGTAGGTATGTGACCTATATCTACCTTACTTTTTGTTGTACGTTTGTAGTCACCTGTAGATATTCCTTTTTGATTTTTAACAGGATCAAAAAGTGTTTTTTCACCAAATCTAGAGGCTTTTAACTTTGGGTTTCTTGAAATATATTTTGTAACAAATTCTCTAATTGCACTAAAATTTTTTCCAATTACAAATATATCATCTTTGCCATTATCAATAAGTATCGGACCAACACTTTGTTTTCTATTAAACAAGGGTAAAAATTGGGGATCTTCTAGTGTAGCAAAAGTTTTTTTACTGCATGCTGCTCTTATTACTTCTACTAGAGTGGCATAAATATTATTATACGCATCAAGCTCTCTGTTGGAAAGTTTCTTTCCTCTGTATACATTCACCAAAAGAGCATTATAGCTAAGATCTAATATTGATATTTTTGCATCTAAATCTGGTCTATAATCTTTTTCTATCTTGGCTGCTAAATCTGGTAGCCTTGATTTTATTCTACTTAATAGGTCTTGTGCACTCATATCAGTTATAATTCAATACGTAGAGGTCTAAGACCCGTTTGATATGACCAGGCAGATTGCTCTGGTTGAGATACTGAACCTGAGCATTTCCTGTGGTAACCGCAATTTGACTCTGTACAGCACCTTGATTTTTCATGTAATAGGTAACCAAGTCTAATACTGCTAACTTCAAGTCTTCTGGGATCATCCCATAACCAGCTGTGTAGGTGATGCGATAGCCGTTGATTAAATAGGGAAACTCAGTTCTGTTAATGGGTAGTATCTGCTGGTTTTCACTGTCCAACACCCAGTCTGAGAACTCTACCAAGTCAGTATAGCTCTGACCATAATTCTCTGATTTTTCAACCCCTGAGATAGCTATAATAGGCGCTTCGCCTAATAACAAACAAGTTCCGCCGTTCAGTACCTCAGTCTTGGCATCATCAACCCAGTCCACAAAAGTGCGACGGCAAATGTTCTTAACAAACTCTGAGACTTTGGGGATGATTGTTGCGATCTCTACATCTTGGGTGGTACTGGTGATACCTTCATAAGCTTTGTATTCTTGTAAGGTTATTAAGTTTGCACCCATTACACACTCCTTATAGTTTTTCCAAAGGATTGACACAACCCTTTGGAAAAACCGGGGACCAAAGTCCCCAGTTTTATTAATATCAGGTCGCTCCGTTAACGTAACGTAGGGTGCTTACTGCAGGTCCTAGGTTAGTTGTCAACTGTGTTAGACCAGTACGTAGTGAAGCTACTAGTACACGGCTCTGACGCTCTGTCAATACGTCAGTATCAACACGTAGACCACGCTGGTTGCCTACTAAGAAGTTGGCAGGTGCAAAGCAGAAGGCTGCAATGTTTGTGCCGGCGCCATCAGCTGCTTCAGCGATTGCTGGCATTTCGCCGCTTACAACTACTGGTGTGTTGGCAATGGTACCAATTTGACCAGTTAGCAATGTAGCGCGATCGCCTACCTTGTCAACAGTCATGAAGTTGGTGTCGTCTAGTAGGTTGTAGTATGTTTCTGTGTTAACTACATAAACCAACTCTGAAGGCTCTAAGCCCCAAGCTCCGAGATCCTTGCGAAGAGCTCTCATCTTGGCGATAGTTACAGGGTTGCTACTATCGATCTGAACAGCTGAAGCTGTGTCAAACATAGCAATACCCTTGACTGGGTCGCTGCCACTGCCAGCACCGTTGATGAAAGCTGCATCTACAGCACGTGCAACACGGCGTAGCATAGCATCACGAACGATAGGTAGTAGAACTAGGATTGAATCCTCTTCTTCTTCAAGGGCCATATACTCGCGTGTGGCTACCTTGAATGAATTTAGAGTAACTTCCTTTAGTACATGAGTAGCTGTACTACCGGAGCTGTTGTTGTTACTATTACCAAAATCACTGTTGATAACCCAAGTAGCTGCACCAGCTTCTGGATTTAGAGGCATTCTCATAACGTTGGTCTGCATGGCTACGCTTCTCATTAGAGGAGCCATTACTAGACGACGACGTACTTCTTCTTCCATGTTTGTGGAAACTTCGGTTTCCCACTGAGAATTAGGAGCAGTGATAATACCAGTTGTATTGCTACCACCACCTAGGTGACCACCGGCCTTCTCAACGATAGTCTTACCATAACGTGTAGACTCGAGAGACTTGCCAGTTACCTTTGATAGTAACACTGCTAGTTCACGCTCCTTGTAGGAGGTGCTATCACCCTTTGACTTGTCGCCAAAAGCCATCTTTGAAGTCTGCAGAGCCTTCAATTCGTCGGCCTTTTCCTTTAGAACAGACTCTAGACCTTCTAGAGCACTCTTCTGAGCGGCACGCTCAGTTTCAAAGCGCTTCTCAACTTCGGCTAGTAGCTTTTCAGCTCCAGTCTGGCCAACCTGGACATGAGCTTCTACAGCGGCCTTAACGCGTGTATCGATCTCAGCCTGACGGGCGATTTCTTGTGCCTTGGCTTGAGCTTCGGCTTGTTGACGGGCTTCTAGAGCCTTGGTAGCTTGTTCGGCAGCTTCACGAGCGGCTTGGGCAAGCATTTGCTTGATTTCTTCTGGATTCATATTCCATTCCTTTTTAACATCGCGATCTGCTTCTGTAGAACACTCTAGCCCTTTAGCTGATTGGCCTTGAGTTGCAAATTGCTCTTTATAACGCTTGTATTCTTCAGCATTGTCAAATGCTTTTGATAGATCAAAAAGAGTATTTTGATTTGCAGGAACTGAAACGACGGAAATCTCCACCAATTCCAAGTCCTTGATTAAAAACACTTCAGCCGCTGAGTTGTACTCAGCATCCAACACCCTGAAGCCGATAGAGAAAGCTGTAAGAACTCCGTCTTTAATAAGTTGGAATTGCTTTGCAGCCGTTGAAATTCTTGCTTTTATCCACAAACCCCTACCATCCGTCTTGTGCTCTGTCATACGTCCGATCGGATTATTGTGATCGTGGTAGGCCAGAATAACTGGATTCTTTAGGTAGTTCTGCATTCCTTTTTCCCACACACTTGTGGGAACTACATCGCCTTGACGATCTACATCGATTGTACTGGCGTACCCTTCGATGTAGATAGAACTGTCGGCGCTGTCTGCAGCTTTGATGGAAAAAGCACTATTTAAGTGTAGTACTTTATCTTTCATAGGCTCCTTACCTTAATTTTGTGGAGTGCGACGAGGCGCTCCTCCTACGCTGGGATTTGCGGCTGAGCCAGCAATATTTGCTGGTACTCGTAGGTCATCATGACCAGGCTTGGTCTCATAGCGTAGTTCCAACCTGGCTTCATTTGGAGAAATTACTCCGCCGTTGACCAGAGTGGTATAGTAAGCAGCCACATCTTTCAATTCGGGCTGCAGTGCGGATACGGTCGAAGTTACAGCCTCAACGTCGTACCCAAAAAATCTTTCCATTGCACTGACATAACGTGTTACTATGGGAATCACAGTCTCCAAGTAGAACAGTCTCAGATTGGGTGCAATGTTTGCGTTGTTGCCGCCGTCGAGCAGGATGGGTGGCACACCCAGGCTTTTTAGGATCTTTGTGTCATGGGTTTTGATAGAATTGTCAAAATCCATGTCTTTGAATGAGTCGGAGAACTCGCCCCAAGGCTTCAACCCTGAATCCAAGATCATGGGCTTTTTGGCACCGTTCTTGGGTGAATACTGAGTTCTCCAGTTTTGGATTGTTCGTTCTTTGGCTTGCTGTGACAGAGTATTCTCTGAGGTCAAGATTAAACCAGTGACGGCTCCATTTTCAAAGAACTGTTCCTGAAATGTCTGCATCTTGTACATGATTTTGATGTTGCGATCGGCTGAGGCCAGTCGACTGGTACCACGATAGATTGAGGTACTGCTCAATTCTTTAATGTGGATTATCTCATCTGGCCTGAACTTTACCTCACTGTTATAGGTATAGCTCTTTACATAGATTTTAGGATCTGTGTCAATCTCTACGTTGCTAGCGGGCAAGTGGTAAAGGTGAGCACCGTCCCAGTATATAAAAATGTTGCCTTCTAATACAAAGTCAGTAAAGATGTTGGTTCTGAAGTCCTGAGCGCTCTGATAGGGGTTGGGAGTATAGTTTAAGAGTTTGATCAAACTCTTTTGCCTCATACCGCCTACAACAGCATCTGCTTTTGAATCCTTAACATCGTAGTCCAGACTACTGCAAGCACTCACAATCATGTTGGTAGCGCGGTTTACAGTCTCTAACTTATTGTATGCTTGAAGGTACGTCAATGTGGCATCTGTTCCGATATTGATGCCTTCGTCACGACTGATTACATACTGGGCGGGATTAAATTTAGTAATCAGCCAGCTTTTAAAATCTTTGACAATGCTCATTCGCAGTCCTCAATAAAATTCGCCAAAACTTCCGCTGACCACTTTCGGTCTGTCGCCGGGGTTCAGTGTTACTTTAGCCTTTTGAGTTTCTATCCAGACTCCTTGCTTTTGAGCAGTAGAAAGAGGCGGTGCTTTTCCATACACTCCGTGCAAAGCCACATGATGATTTACACAAAGAGTGTAAACATCATCATATATTTCTTTGTGGTGATGCTGAATAAATTCTTCTCTATTGGCTATGGTTGCCTCATCAGAAGAAAAATCACGACCTGTTTTTTCGATCCAACGCTCTAAAAGTAGAGTAACTGAATGGGTGTGGTGTAGTTCTAAGTCTTGATTGGTTCCGCAGATATAACAATGATCTTTTTTCTCGTACGCACTCTTGGCTTTATCACGTATCCATTTGACAGGTATTCTGTTCCTAGTATTCTTAGCCATTAGTGCACAGTCTCCAGCCTTTGTGTATCTTACGTTTACCTTGTAATAGCATAGTAAAATTACCATTATTTAAACTATGCTCTTTTGAAAATGCAGATATATTTGGAATATCTCTATAAACAACCCCATCTGGTGATATTACATCTGGATATTTATAGGTATTATTAGCAACAGTTTTTCTGCTACCTTTTAATTTTATTAATTTACTATATATTTCTGGTTCTATCTCGGCTAGCCAATTATGGCCTTCTAAGCAAGAAATATGTCTTATAGTACTGATACTTACACCAGTAAGATTACTAATATCGGAATGAGTCTTACCTACTTCTGTCAATAGTTTTGCTACCTGTATTATTTGATTATTGCTATACTTTGAGTATCCATTAGATTCACCATATAATACAGGCATCTGATCTGCCCTACTATTTGTATTAAATCCATTATTTACGCTATCAAATATTTGAATTGCTTCATTCTCTAAAGCATTTAGGTCTTCTACGTTACACTCACATAATATATCTAATTCAGGTTGACCATACTTGAGATATGCATCCATCATTTTTGGATAATGATTTTTATTTATAAAATTCCGTAGATGTTCTCTATATCTTTGCTCTATGTTGATGCTCTGCCCAATATAACAACTGTCTGTGCCACTAAAGCACAGACGATAAATTCCAATAGTCATGATGATCTCCGACAAGATAGAGGCGGTCCGTGTGTCGGCACGATGAAGGGGTAATTAGGCCCACCCGCAAAAAAGTTGATAATACAACTTAAATTACGACTTATTATAGCATGTAGGCAGGGGGTTGTCAAAACCTTTTTTGACAACCCCCTTTTATATTACCCATTACTAACAGAGTTCAATACGTATATGCCTGTTGTGTTGTTTAATTTAGCATGCTTTTTTGCCACTGCTGCTAGTTCAGAGATAGTTTCACCTGTGTGTGAGGTAGAGCCGTCTATTAACACCACTCCAATTGCTAGGGTGGTAAAAGGAAAGAAACGTGTTACTCCATGCCGATCTTCTGCTGTTATCCCGCCCTCTTCCTGGTCTTGTTTGGTATAGAATTTTACAGCATCTCTGTTTAGTTGTTCTATAATTTCAATGCAGCGATTTTCCCAGGTTTGACTCTGCATTAACATTACAAAGTCGTCTCCGCCTACATGCCCCACAAAGTCCAGTTTATTATCACAGTTTTGTACAATAATTGCAGCCAATAGTTGCAACAACATGTCGCCTTTTTGATAGCCGTACTTATCGTTAAACTGTTTGAAGTTATTCAAGTCTACATAACAAGCAACAAAAGGATTTTTGCTTGCCAGGAGTCTGTCAATGTGTTGAGTAATAGGCAAGTTACCTGGCAGAGATGTTAGTGGGTTTTCATGACGTGCTGCCTCTATTCTCAATTCTGTTATAACTCTTACAACATGTTCTGCAGAACACAACCCCACATATCGACCTTTTCGCACTACTACAAAGCCGCTAGACAGATACTTTTGGTCTTCAGAACTCAAAACATCCAACAAGTCTTGTAGATTGCTGTCTGCTTCCAAGACCTTTATTGAACTGTTCATTAATTCAACACACGACTTTTTACCATTTATTTCTTTAAAATAAGGCACAGAAAATTTATCTGCTACAGCAATCTTGTCAATCAGTCCAATCGGCTTTTTGTGTTCGTCTACCACTGCTATAGAGTACAGTTGCTTGTTTTTGGAAAACAGTTCAAAAACTTCAAGGCATGTGGTCATTCTGGTAGCGCAGGGGGTTTCTTCATACTCTAGTGATCTGATATTAAAATTTAACCTGTTCTTTTTTAACATTGGAAATACACTTATTCTGCCGTCTTGAGCTATCTTTTTGGATATTGAACGAGTGTCTTCCAGTGTGGTTCCTGGAGGGCCTATTAAAAATCCCTGACCATAGGGAATGTCTAGGTCTCTTATAACTCTAAAGTCTTCTTGGTTTTCTATGCCTTCTGCTATCAGTTTACTGTCAAATACCTGACCTATTTGAACCATTGCTTTTATGGTCAATAAATTCTCTGGATGGTTTGCTAGGTTTTTTGTAAAGTACTTGTCGATTTTTACGTAGTGTGGCTTTATTTGTGACCACAGTTTCAAACTGCTGTGACCCTCTCCAAAATCATCCATGGCAAACTCAAAGCCCATGTTTGTTAACGTATTCAACACCAACACCAGGTCTTCTATGTCTGTGATTTTTTCGTGTTCTGTGATTTCAAATACAATTGTTCTGTTGTGGCTGTATTTCTGTTTCTCTGCAAAAATCAATTCTCTGGCTTGAGGCATGTACTCTGTTAAAAAGATTTTTACTAGAGTACTGGCGCTTATGTTTAAAAACAGTCTCAACAACTTGTTGTCACTGTAATCCCATGAATCTAGGGCTAACAGTATGGTTTCTATTTCAAACTCTAACAACAAGCCCTCTCGGATAGCACTCAACAACATGTTTTGTGGGTTTTCCAGGGTGTGACCTCCGGGCCCTCGGGATAGTGCTTCATAGCCAAACACAGAACTGTCGTAGATGTTACAGATGGGTTGATACCTCAAATGTATTCCGCCGTCTACCAACAGCTTTCCAAGTGGCCCTGGTTTGGTTCTTACACTGTTGATATAGGTTCTGTGAATTAGTTTTTTCATAGCTACTAAATGGTATAGGTATAAACCGCATAGCGGAGTGCATCTGCTATGTGTGATACCTTGCTGTGTACAGGCTTTTCTCGGGTCAAAGTATCACGGTTGTCCCACTGGTACTGATCAAACATTTCCAACGTGTGACGGCAGTGTGGGGCCACCTTGATACGACCCTGTTCTACAAGTGTTTGTACGTAAGCAATGCCTTCTAAGACCTGCTTTTTGGCCTTGATGGTTGAGATATCGTAACTGTAAGCCAAGTCACCTGCAAACTGTGCTGCGGCTGAGTCAATAAAGATACCACTGTCTAACCCCCAGCGGTCAATCAACTTACTAAAGGCTTCTGCGTGTTTGGCTGTTGTGGCTTCGCTCTCTAAATACTCATCGATTACATGAAAGGTGTCCACTTTGGGGTCGTAGGCCAATACCACCATGGCTGTGGGGTCGCGATAGCCGGGGTCAATTCCGGCTAGGTACTCCACACCGTCACTATGTTCAAACTCTACAATGAGTGACTCTGACAGTGAATAGATCTGGCCTTCAAACACATTGAATGATGCCATGTACTCCTGCTCAAACTCAGCCTTCGACATACTTCGGCGAGCTTCTTCTACGTCACTCTCCAACATTCGAACATTTTCAGTGTAGTCGGCTTGCAATGAGATCCACTGTGGGTATTGGTCACTCCAGCCACGCTCCCAAAACTTAGAGAACCAGTTGTGTTTGCCGCGAGGGGTTGAGATAAAGATGGCCTTTGACCCAGGACGGTCTAGAGTAGGTCGCAATGACACATTAAAGGCCTCTTCACCACCATCTCCCAGTGCAGCTTCGTCAAAGATGATCAAGTTGTAAGACCTACCAACTGAACTGTCAACAGTTGTAATGCTACCCATACGGATAGTACTGCCGTTCGAAAGCTCGATGACCTTGTCTTTTACATTGTCTTTTGTAACCTCTAAATCAAACTGCTTGATGAACCCACGCTGTAGGTCAAAACTAATGGTCGACAGGTTGTAGTTGGGACTCATGATGAGTACATTACAACCTGGGATTAATACCACCAGTTGTCCAATCACGTTGGCAATAAAGGTCTTGCCCAGTCGGCGACTCAGTGCAGCACAGATGAACCGGTAGCTGGGTGAGTTGACCGCATTGATTAGGGCAATTTGTGGACAGTTTAAACTGTCGTAGATAGGGGCTCCACCCACAGTGGCCAACTTCAAGTAGTTAGCAATGGGCAGTTTGATAAATCGAACATCGCTTGAGTAGTCTGTAATATTGAACTGGTCAATGTCGCTTCTGGATATTTTAAGCATTGGACTTCAATAGTTTCTCTAGTAGGGAGCCATAATTTGAGCCAGATGAACCACCATCATTGATCTGCACGTTTACCTGTGACTTAATGTTGGACGCACGCACTTTCTCTAACTGAATTTCTCGGTCCAACTGTTCCATGGTCATTTTGTGGCTCAACGCTAAAAGATCTGCGATATCCTTCGATGACCCCACTCCCGCCTCGTCTAATTCCTGGAACTTCTTACTAATAAGCATATCCATTGCTTTACGCATTTTGAAGCGGTTGTTAAATCCTACGTCCTTGAAGACCTGATCAATATAGCTCTTTACCTCGCGGCGGTTGAGTTGAGAGGCTACCAGCTCGGTGGAGATGCCTAGTTCTTCAGCAACCTTGGTCAGGCTCTGAGTTTGCAGGTAGCAGTTGGCAATCTCTAACCCCTCAGGGTCTATCTGGAGTGTTTCGGCTGGGTGGGTGGCTGGTAGCATAGTACTCCTTAAGCTATATCAATTTTGACTGTGGTGCTCTTGGTGCTCTGGGTGAGCTCGATGGTGAGGACGCCGTCGACGAGGTGAACACTTGACACCGTGATGTCCGGTTCTAGGGTCCAGGTACGAGTCCAGGATCTGTGGGCCAGTCCACGGACAAGGTATTGGCGGTTGTCTGACTCTTGTTCCTTGGTACCCTTGATTGTCAAGGTGGTGCCGGTTAGTGAAACATCCAACTCGCTACGACTCCAGCCACTTACCGCAATCTCGATCACATAGTGTTCGTCGGCCTTGTACAGGTTGTACGGGGGGTAAGTAGAGGTTGAGTGCTTTAACATGTTTTCAAAGCCAATCATTGTCTGGTAGATTGGGTCTAGCATATGATTCTTCATGGTTGATCCTTTCAGATATAGCGATCAAAGGGATTGGTTTTGTAGTAACGTGTTCGGAATTCGTGTAATTCCTCACTGTAGGATATCAGCATATCCCAGAGGCGTTGTAGGTATTTCATAAGTAACCTCTTCTCTGGATATAGTTCATACGGCGTTCTAAATCACACAAGTCTACGCTCTGGCTGAGGTAGCTGTAGATTTCATCACGGTAGTGGGGTTGAAATGCTCTGTGGAGCCATTTTAAAAAGTTCATAGTATTTCCTTTAGATGATCCCAAATTTGGCGATCCGGGACAATTATAGCACTTTAGGGTCGGTAGATCAAGCCAAAATTTGGTCTGCGTACAAAGGTTTGGCTAAATTTTCCCAAATAGGCCGCGTCTGGGTGGGCGCAGCGGGTGTGGAAAATAACAGGTCTCGTAACCGCCCCTGGTCTATTGTATCACGTAAGCGATTCAAATTCTTTGTATCTACCCTACAAAAACTTTGAATGACAAAATTCTAGACCTGGACTATACTGTGTTCACTGTAGAGAGAACGACATGACAAACAACCAGATCGAAGCAATCAAGACGAACATGGCACAAAGTGGCGTGACCCATTTTGTTATGCAACCTGCTAACGGTTGCATCATGGTGACATACGGCAGAACCTGCTTGTATTTCATCTTCAATGGCGATACAATCGTTGACGTTCAAGTAGACTGAAGGGGATCAAGATGACAACACGCGAACATATGGAAAACCTGGCCCAGCGTTACGCTAACGCACTGGTACACTATCAGCTGGATCGTAGCCGTGACAACTACAATATCATGGTTGACCTTCACGACATGTTGAACTCGGTTTGTGTTGAGGTTGCTCAGGAAATTTTGGAGGAAGCATGACTAGCCAAGCAATTGTAAACCTGTGGGATGCCATCGCCATGGTGACCTACCTGAGGAAAACCTGTGGTATGGCATTGCACGATGCGTGCCGAATCGCGGGGAGTGAGCATGACGTGGACACTGTGCAACTCTACCGGATAATGACGGACTGAGGAGAACACCTAGGGTAAACCCCTAGGTGCGCCGATTATACAACGCATAATCGGGCCGGGTCAAACGGCCTGCTGATACCCGACCTGGTTAGAGGGACATTATTTTGTTGTTGCTGTTGCTTGGTGTTTTGGCTTAAAATCACTACATCGCAAGGCAAACAGGAGATCAAGATGTACTATCCACAAGACATGACTGTTGAAGATATCCAGGCTTTTGAGCTGGACATGGTTGCCGCTGAACTGATCTGGAATGAAGACCCCATCAACTGGGAACTGCAAGAATTGGCACAAGGGGTTTGACATGGACATGAAGACCAAGCTAGGAGAGATATCGGAAACGATGGCCGACCAGGTCGGGGCTTTGGTGGGCCTGAGCGAGGGTGAGATCGACTCGCTCACCAAGGCCAACAAGACTGCCTTGATGAAGATTCTTGCCAAGCTGGCTTGAGTCAATAGAGGGAAACCCCTATTGCAACCCCTTGCCGTTTTGGCAAGGGGTTGGCGCCAAAATTATATCATATAATTTTGGGGGGTGTCAAGCCCCACGTTAATACCCGACCTGGGCTCAGGGTTGTAAGGTTGGCGTAAGGTTGGGGGCTCATAATAAAACCATTGAATCAAGGAGAAAAAATGTTTGTTTGGAACTATATGTATCTCGGGTTCGTTGAGGTTTTGGCCGGCCTGTTTTTCTTTGGGTTGCCCTTGTGGGTTGGCATGATTTGCAAGTTGGTTGAATACACCACAGAAATCGTGGGGCTTTAGGAAAATCCTGACTGATTGAGGGGTTGTAAGGGAACTGTAAGGCATCCTGGCGAGAATGGAGTCATGGACAAACAAACACTTCAAGACCTGGCCCAATACCACGTGCGTTCATGGTGGGTCAAGTTCAGGGCTCAATACCCTACAATTCAGAGGGCTACTCCGGTGGTGACCCTGAACAACAGATTGAAGACCACGGCCGGCCGGGCCTTCATTGAGGAGAACCCTCAAAAGATCGACCTATCCACGGACCTGTTTTGTCAATACACTGACCATATGATTGTGGACACAATCCCCCACGAATTGGCGCATCTTGTGGCTTATACCATATACGGTGATCCGGGACATGGCAAGGGTTGGTATAGTGTACTGGAGCGTATGGGTATTGTGACAACCCGGCTTCACAACATGGTAAACTATCGTCAAGCTAAATACAAGGGTTGACATGATCGGATGGATTGGTACTGTGGCAAGCGTGATCGGCAGTTTTGTCGTGGCATTCCAGGTGTTGGTAATGGGCTACATTCTGTTTTTGGTGGGCTGCGTGTGCTGGCTTTGGGTGGCTGTCAAGACCCGGAATGTTAGTTTAGGGGTTTTGAATGGGTTTTTCATGATGGCTAACATCATTGGATTGTGGAAAGCATGGTAGTCAATAGGGGTTTACCCCTATATAGGCGCCAAAATTATAACACATAATTTTGGGCCTGGTCAAGGGCCTGGCTCAAAGCCCCTACAGGTTGTAGGGACAAAAGACCCCTCGCTGGACATGGGTTTGACTTCTGAAGCATAATCACTCCATCGCAAAAGACAACCACTAGGTGTTCAAAATGGCAAAGATCAAAAAGGTTAGTATCTACGATATGGACGGTACCATTGTTAACTCTCTGCATCGGTATCGTACTATTTTGGACGATAATGGGGAACGTATTGACCTGCAATACTGGAGAGAAAATGAGTATCGTGCTGGTGAAGATACTCTCCTGCCATTGGCTGAACAATATAAGGCTGATTTGACCGACGAAAACACTTTTGTCATTATCGCTACTGCCCGTGTAATGCACGAACCCGATTATCAATTTGTCCGTGATATTCTCGGCGAACCCGATTATCTTATTTCCCGCCCCGAGGGTAGTTCAGTATCTGGCAAAACCCTCAAAATAAGTGGTTTGGCCAAGTTTTTTAATCTGGTCAATTTCCGTGATGCTGAATTCACATTCTATGAAGACAATATCGAGTATCTGAAAGCGGTTTGTGACCGTTTTAATATCCGTGGGGTATATGTTCCATCAAAACAAGGTCATTAATAAATGGAAACTATAGGATGGATTGGTGCGATCCTATTTGCAATATGTGGATTGCCCCAGGCAATTCAATGTGCAAAGTATGGACATTCCCGTGGATTAAACTGGTTTTTCTTGGCCGCATGGTTAGGCGGTGAGATACTGACAATAATCTATATCTGGCCTAAACAGGATTATCCCCTGTTATTCAATTACCTATTAAATCTGGTATTCTTGGGGGTTATGATCCGATATAAGATTTGGGAAAGACAATAGTATATTATCCCCATAATGGGGATAATATGGCGCCAAAATTATACTCTATAATTTTGGGGGCTGTCAAATAATACCCGACCTGGGCCTGGGGTCTTTGTCACAAAAACACCACAGAAAAATAATGACCCCACTGTGTGTAGGGACTTGCAAACCTGGGCAACATCGACTAGAATCCACGGGTGCGCGAGATTCCGACGCACATTCCCTCAATCGGTTATCACTGGAGATAATATGGCAAGCAAACAATACTTTGCAATTCTTGATACTGAAACCACAGTTGCAGATACTGTGGCTGATATTGGTATTGTAATTGTAGATCGCAAGGGTAATATACATAATCAAATGGCTGTTCTGGTGGCCGGCCATTATGGTACGCATGAATTGTTCCATGATCCTAAGAAAAACGATATCTGGGGTTATGAGGGTCTTAATCGTCGCAAGGCCTCATATAATGCCATGCTAGAATCCGGTACTCGTATGGTTGCAGGGGTATCTGCAATTAATAACTGGATTAAGAAAGCAATTGCAGTTTATAGTCCCACCCTGACTGCGTATAATCTTGCATTCGATGTGAGTAAGTGCCTCAATACTGGTATTGATTTGAATGGGTTTAATTCTCGATTTTGTTTGTGGCACGCTGCTGCTGGTAATATCTGCAATACTGTGGCATTTAAGCGTTTTGTTTTGGATAATCACCTTTTCAACAATCCGACTCCCAAGGGTAATATGACATTCAAAACCAATGCAGAAGTAGTATGTGGGTTTGTTACTGGTACTCTTATTGACGAACCACATACTGCTATTGAAGATGCCATCAATTTTGAATTGCCTATTTTGACACACATACTCAAAAAACGCAATTGGCAAAACAAAATCACCCCGTATGCGTGGAATGGATTTCAGGTTCGTGACCATTTCAAGGTCTAATATGTAAGTATACCCGGCCACATATTGTGGCCGGGTAACTCAAAGGAATATCAAATGAAACCCGATTTGCTGCTATTGATTAAAGCCTGTCAAGAATCCCTCGATATTCAAAAACCAATTACCATTAAAATCCGGACTAAGGCCAAAAAAGATACTCGGGGATTGGCTGGATATTGTGACAGTTATTTTCGAAAAGATCGTATTGTGGGTCATAAGGTGGTAATAAATCTGGATACCCTTTTTGAATCAGAATATAGTATTTACGATACTATTGCCCACGAATTGATCCATGCGTGTATGCTGGAAAAGAATCTATTTGATCCCACCCACCACCATGATACTACTTTTCAAGAATTGGCAACCCACTTAACCCACTATCTCAACAATATAGGTTTTGAAATAACCTGTTTATATAGTCCAGTAACTGATACCGATTAATATATGGGGCAATATGCCCCATATATTTTGGCCAGGTTGTTAGTGAGCACTCACTTACCAAAGGGGTGCCGATTTTACCATGAAATTTTGGGGGGTGTCAACCCACGGCCACCAAAGCCCCTACAATTTGTAGGGGCTTTGGTGCGCCAAAATTTTATCATAAAATTTTGGGGGCTGTCAAGTGGCCTGCAAAATATCCGACCTGGGCTCAGGGTCTTTCCTGGTGGGTGTTGACGGCCCGGTCGGTCTGCCCCATAATACATTCATTGGATCAGAGATCAGCGCGAAACAGAAAGGAAGAAAACCCTACACTTGACTAGGCTTTTCCACTTGCCCTATAATAGTGGAACGGATCGGGGATTGCCGGGCTAGACCAAAGTTTCCCCATGCTTTAATTATCGGAGAATTGAAATGGCTGAAAAGAATTTTCGTTTGTCCCGTCGTCATCGTCAACGGGTGCGTTTTGTCAATGTGTTCTTTCTTAACTTTTGAGGGGTTTGAAAATGGCTGAAAAGATTGTGAACTATACACCTGAGCAAACTACTCAGATGCTGGTGGATTATTCCGCCGGGGTTACTGTCGAGAGTATCGCAGAATCCTTGGGCAAAACTGTCCGTTCTGTGGTTGCAAAACTGAGCCGCGAGGGTGTTTACCGTAAGAAGGAATATGTGAGCAAAACTGGCGAAAAGCCGGTGAAGAAAGATGCTCACGCTGATGCAATCGGCGCAATTCTGAAACTGAGCGAGGGTGAGATTGATAGTCTGACCAAGGCCAACAAGTCGGCCCTGAAGACTATTTTCGAGGCACTGGCGAATAGCCGGCCGGTTTGAGTTAGTGGGTTGGGGTTAACAGCCCCATTAAATAAAGTTTTGGCACGCTCTGATCCTGGATCAGGCCTAAGTCTAGAAACAAGCCCCTTATAATGAAATCTGGATTATCGGGGATTGTTGAACTGTAGGCCAACAGTAGTTTCGACGAATCCGGCCGGAAACGTAATCTCCGATAATCCACCCCCATTTTTGTTTTTCATTTCAAGGGAAATACCATGTTTGCAGTTATTGCTGAGGATTTTTCGGGTTCTGAGTTTTTCTCTCAGGGTTTGTCTCCACAAATGGCGTGGGAGAATATGTTGACCGATTTTGCAATCGAAGAAGAAGATATTGCCGTGGATACTGTGAAATTCTTTGTGGAAACTGAGGTTTTCAGGGAAACTAAAGTATCTTGGTCCCCAGTATCAGATACTGACGACGAATAATAAAAAGGGGCATATTGCCCTTTTTACCTGCCTACCTATGGTGGGTCTGGCTGGCCCCGAGTATAACATACTCGGGGCTTTTTTATTTGTGCCAATAACCCTATAGCCGACCAGGTTGTGGGGTTATTGGCGCCAAAATTATATCACATAATTTTGGGGGCTGTCAAGTTTTTTGAAAGACCCTACGAACTGTGTGTGGTAAAAACGCAACTTGACAGCCCCCCGCGCGCGTGCTAAAATTTGAGTGGCTTGCCCAATATAAGCATGTACTAATATAAGCCACCACTTATATTCGTACATGACAATATAAGCAAGTTCGCATGTTGCAGTGCAGCAAAACGGTAAGTGAGCGCTCACTTACGTCAATTTGCGCTCCGCGCCACAGTGGAAAACCTTGGAAAATTTGAGTGTGGTACGCATGGCGCCACAGTGGAAAACCTTGGAAAATTTGAGTGTGGTACGCATGGCGCCACAGTGGAAAACCTTGGAAAATTTGGGCGCT